AATAAATTAAATACAAATACCATAGAGCAAGTTAAGAATATATGTAATGCTGCTTGAGTACATACATATTTATTATTTAAGTTTAGCCAAGTAATCTTACTTAATTTATTTATTATCTTGTCTATCATTTAAAATGCCTTATAGTCTATAACTACTCTTACTCTTCTATCATCAGTATCAGAAAAATTCCCTGAATTAAGTAGTGCCTGAGCAGCGGTAGCTATTCTAAGTAGCATTGCTACACCACTTGCTTCTGCAATTAATCCTAGCCATGTTCCACCATTTCTATAGTAGCCATTCATATTCATGCTAGCGACCGAATAATCTGTAGATATTTTACTGCTTGCTGGTATAGCAAAGTATAGAATATCAGCACCACTACCCGCCGTTCCTCCAGCATTATTAGTTAAATTTATAGCTAGAGACATCTTTCCATCTCGTTGTAATGTATAATAACAAGCCTGTGTGGCAAAAGTAGGTAAGGTAGATGCCCCAGTTTGGAATATGTAACCCCCTGAATCTGCACCATTCTGCCCTGTTGGGAAGGTAAATACTGTTTGTTCATGGTATCTGTTAATACCGTCTGCGTTATTTAATGTTTGAATTGTCCAATAATCAGCCATTATATTTCCTCATTTAATATTTGTACTAGGTCTGCTCCTAGGCTTACTGCTTCATCTAATAGTTCTTGTGCTAAATCTTTCTTTATCTTGAGTTCATTGATTTGTCTAATCATTTCCTTCTTAGGTAGTTCTTTAATACCTTTTCTATTGCTCATGTGTTCTATGTTCTTTATTTGAGCTTCGCAAGTAGTGACCTCTTGTATTTTACGTCTTATATTAATACTCTCTTCACCTTTAGTTAATACACTTCCATTTAAAGTACTCATATATATCTCCTTAGGTAGTCCATTGTATTCTAATTGCTCCCACACATACACAAGGCTTGGCAGCTAAATCATCTCCACCACTATCTGTCATACATAAGAAATTACCTTGTACATTGGCTCCACCTACATTTTTATAGTATACTGTGGCAGGGGTTTCTGTTTTAGTTGGGTCATCTGATAGGCCCCAATACACTTTAGAATTACCAAAGTTTATTGCATAAAGGTATAAAGGTCTGTCTTCAGCCCAGTTTACTGTAGTAGTAATACCCCATGAGTTATCACCTAATTCATTAGTGTCTCCATGTGATATGGTTGCATTGGCTGTTACGTTTAATGTTTTAACTAGTCCTGCTGTAGTACTTGGTATACCTACTGAGCCATAATTAGAAGTACTTAAACTAGATCCATCTGCACGACATATATTGAAAGCTGTTGCTGTTTGGCTTATACCTATGTCTCTACATTCACCTAGTGATAGTAAAGTTTCTTCTCTTGGAAATATTGGCATTAGTTTCTCCTATTATTGTATTTTATTCCATACTATTGAATATGGTAAAGCTCTATCTGCTGCTTCATCTACATCTTCTTCATATGTTACTTTAAAGTCATCTGTGACACCCATGTTTAGATCTATATATACACCATCTAAGTCTGCTGTAGTCCATGATTCACTCATTACTTCACGATAGTTAGTACCATCTACTTTATAATATATTTTAATTGTACCATTTTGAGTCATATTTACCATATCTAGCCATACTCCATATAATATCTTTCTGTCTGTTACTGTTAGTTCTACTACTGTTTGTTCTGATCCTGCATCTGTATAACTAAATGTAGCCTTGTCTTCACCAGAACCTCCTAGAGCATCTACTGCTGTTTGTACAGCTGCAATGTCTGTACTGATGTCTGCACCTACTGGTGATCCAATAGTTGCTTCTAATGCACCATTATCTACTACTGCTTTAATGGCTCCAAGACCATCTGTAGCATTGTCTAAATCTGTTTGGATTCCATCTACTACTGTGTCTACTGTGGTAAGGGCTGCTGCTTTAGCTACTGTACTGTCTAAGGCCATGTCTGTTGGAGCTGGGATTGCACTTAATCCTAGTCCTGCTACGCCTACGGTTGTAATTAGGCCATCTATTAGTGTATCTAGTGAGGTAATGCTACTTTCTAATGCGCCATTGTCTGCTACTGCTTTTATTGCAGCAATGTCTGCGCTAATGGATGCACCTACTGCGGATCCTATTTCTGCTGTATCTAATAGTATGTCATCTACTATTCCATCAATAGTTGTTACATCTCCTTGTACTGCATCTACTTTACCGTCTGTGACTGCGAAAGCTGCTGCAATTACTGAAGCATCTGCTGGATCAGTAGGGAGGTTGTCTGTACTTGTCTTAATGGAATCTACTACGGTATCTACTGTAGTTATTAAACCATCTGTTGTTACGAATGATGCTGCTACTACAGCTGCATCTGCTACGTTTGCTGGAAAAGTGTCTGTTTTAGCTTTAATAGCATCTACTATGCTGTCTATTAGTCTTACTAATCCTACTAATGATGTTCCTGCTGATGTGTCTGACTTACTTCCTATTACATCACTCATTATTACATTGTCTGCTGAGTCTGCCGAAGGAGTGTCATGGAAAGCATCTATTACATCTATCTTGCCATCTGTTACAGCAAATGCAGATACTATTACTGAAGCATCTGCTGGATCTGTTGGTAGATTATCTGTAGAGGCCTTGATTCCATCGATTAGTAAATCTAACCTGCCTCCATCCTTTAGATCTCCTTGTATTTCATTAGTATCTTCTAATATTGAATCCACATTAGCATCTATAACCGTTAGTTCTAATGTATCTTTGCTTGTAAATGGCATGGTATTAATCTCCTATTTATTAAATTGTATTAGCCCCATTGAGGCTTTCTGTCTATAAAAGTTCTTGGTAATTGTGGTATAGCTGTTACGAAATGAGTTCTAAATATCTTTTCTGCTCTCTTATGGTCTACCATTCTCATCTTAATTAGGTTCGATACTATAGCTCTCCATCCTCTCCAAAGGAATACTTCATCATTTGGAGCATGTCCTGTATCTATCATCTCATTTAATGTTTCTCTTCCTTGTTCTTCTATTATTTCATTAAAGTTTAATGCTGATACTGAATATTCAGGTACATGATTATGAGGTATTCCAAATAAGTATTGCATTATTCCTTTAGCTTCTCTTAGATACAGCCCTGCTGTGGGGTAGTCTTTAAATCCTGGTTTAGCTACTTGATGTTTTACATCTATGTATAGTCTAGGATTTAGTTTCTTTAATAAATATTGAAAGTCTGTAAATAGCATTTAATACCTCTAGGATAGGGAGGAGATCCCTCCCATACCCAAAAGCATCAACCACCTGTGGCTGCACCTCTAATCTGTACGCATAAGTCTGGTGATGCACCTTCGTCTGCATCTTCTGCCCAGGCTCCGCCTACATAGGCACTGCCGAACATCATTTTATAACCTATTGAACCTCTTTGGTTTAGTGGGTCTGCTGCTCCTGATGATCCTACTTCTTTATTGATGTATTCGATGAAATCTTTGTCTAAAGATGTGAATACAAAAGGATCTTGGGCACATAGTAATCCTCTATATACATTTACACTACTACCATTTTCTACTGAGCTAATGTTGTTAGATTCGATTACTTTAGCACCGTAGGCTTTACCTACTTCACCTTTTAATGGTTTTTCTTGCATACCTGCTACATACTTATTCAATTCGATGATACCACCTGCTGAAGTGTCTGACATCATATCCATAGCTATTAGACTATGGACTACCATTGTATAGTATCCATCTTCTCTTTCAGGGGCATCTTGTCCTCTAAGAACACGTACGCCTTTAATTACATCTAGGGCTGTAAATACTTCTGTAGCTGAAATGTCATCATCTACTGTATTACCTGCTCCTACATATTGGATGCTATTTGTAGCTCCTGCAATTAATACTGCTATAATTGTAGAATCTACTGATTTAGCTGCTGCATAACCAAGTCTTTTGGAAATGTTTTCAACTACATCATCTATGGCTACTTTTGATATTACATCAGAGTGGCCTATCCATCTACCATATTGGGATAGTGTTATAGTAGTCTTATTGGTTGATATTTCACTTTCTGATGGTGTTACACCTTCTGTTATAGAATCGCTAGTATTATCTAAATTAGAGTACTGTAACACGTATGATTCTTTACCTGTTCTTTTAGGATGAAGTTTTTTCATTCCTAGTTGTGCTACTACTAGTTTCTTTTCGGCTGATTCTAACAGAGTTTTAAAGTAAAAACTATGTAAGTTATCTGATAGTGTACTAGTATCTACATATGGAGTTGTCATTGTTTATTCCTCGTACAGCATTAGTATTCTAGTTCACCACTTTTTAGTTTGGCTTTGATTTCTGATGCTGTTAGTTTGTCTACGTCTGATTTCTTACTTTCTTGATTGCCGGAGGATCCTTCGATCTTAGCTTTAGCTTTTTTACGCTGTAGCTTCTGGCCCTTAATGATTCCCTTTTGTTTAGCTTCGTCTGCTGCTTTCTTTGCTATTTCTGTAGCTTTTACACCTTTAGCTGCATAATGTAGAATGTCTAATAGACGAGGATCGTTATTCATACCATTAGCCTGTATCATGTCTCCATAATGGGTGGCTATCTGAGTCATTACTGGCTCTAGTTCAGCAAATTCAGGATCTTGCATACGTTGTTCGTATGCTCCTGCAAATTTCTCTGATTGGGCTACATTTCTATCCTTGTCTGTTTCTGATCTAACTATGTTCTTAATAGCTTCTACAGGGTCTTTCTTTATCTCTTCAGCAAATCTAACTAATCTTTCATTTCTGTCTTCTGGGGATTCTCCCTTGCGGGGTGGGGCTGTTACCGCTGATCTTAGTTTCTGGATTTCACTACTTTGGGATCCTGTGAATGTTTCTAGTTCTCTGTAGGATTTAAGTAGATCTTCCTGAGTTTTGATCCTTCCTGGTATGATCCAATCTTCATCTGGAGTTCCCTCATCAGAATCGTTGTCTGAGGCTCCCTCAAGTGTTCCCTCTTCATCAGAGGCACCTTCATCGTCTTGGGATTTCCCTTCGTCTTCATCGAGTTCATTGTCTAGTTCAAGATCTTCTTCATCGTTTTGATCTTCGTCAATGGCCTCTCTGAGTTCGTCTAGGGACTTGTCCATTTCTTTGTCCATTTTGTTCTCCTTTTTTCAGTTACTATATATCGTATTCTTTTTTTAATTGTTCATCTTCTAATATGTCTTGCATTTCTTCATATAGTTTTTCTTTAATACTTTTTGATGATTTTAGTATCATTATGACACTATCAAATGCTCTATAGCGTTCTTGGTATCTTACTATTTTATTGTAGTCCTTTTCTTGTAGTAATGCTTGAGTTACTATGTTTTTTACTCTTTCTAATTCACTTAGAAGGATGGGCCATCCATCATGTTGGGTTAGATTGTCTAAGAGGGTATATTTATTGGTTTCTTGGCTTTTAGATTCTATTTCACTCATTGTTGACCTCCTTTATCACCTTGTACTTGTTCAATGGGTACTACATTTACTGGTTGGCCTTTTTCGTCTAAGAGGTTACCTTGGCCATCGTCTATTACTGTAGTTGGACCTTCTGGGTTTAGGAATTTGTCTGGGTGTGGGTATCCTTTAAGTTTAAATGATTCTAATAAGAGTTCTCTGAAGTTTACTGTTCCTGGAACTACTCCTTCTACTTGGGCTATTGTTTGCATTAGGTATGCTAAGTCTTCTGATCTTTCTGCTCTGGTTGCTTTGATTGGGGATGATTCTGGTACAAAGTCTACATCTGATAAGAAGGATGTGTTGTCTAGTTCTCTGAATGGGTTACTCTCTGTATCTGATACTCTGTACTCTGTTTTAGATCCTTCTTCTGTTCCTATAAATTCTCTGTTGTACCAAAGGAGTATCCTGGCCAATGGTTTAATGAATGTGTACTGTAATAGTTTAGCCTTAATTACACTTCTTAATTGGCCTCTACTAGCTAAGTAAGATATGCCTGTTGCTGTTCTACCGAAAGCTGCTCCTACGTTAGATACATCTTGTCTTGGGTTTAGTATTTCTGTAGTGGATTGGATGTCATAATCTATTCTAGCTAGTTCTTCTACGGAGGCTTGAGAAGCTCCTGAATGTTCTAGTTTCTCTATGGCTTCTTTATCATCGCATAGTACTATCTTATCTGGTGCTGTGTATAAATCTCTTAAATTTACACCTGAAGTACGTTCTACTAACCACATTGAGTGTAATGATATATTAGTTCTATCTAATCTAGCGTTTCTTAGTGCTGTAGATTCACTAATTAGTCCTTTAATGTGATTTAGTTCTCCGTAACCGTAGGATTCACCTTCTACTGGATAGTTGTATGACATTGTAAAGGGTTTGAATTTATATTTAAAAGGGTTGGGTTCTTTTCTTAGTAGTAGAGCATCATCTTCTCCTGTATGTGCTACTGCTATTAATGCTGGTTCTTTACGACCTTTTCCTAGATTGTACATTCCCCACCATTCTATGATTTCCCATTTACCTTGATTTTTCTTATCTAGGTCTTTTCCTTGACCAAATAGTGCTACTCCTGCTTCTTTAGATACTTCTTTATCCGAATCATTCCTTATTACTGGTTTATTTGATTCTAGTTTGTTATCTTTCTTACCTATCATCTTTTTAATCTTAGCATGTGCCATCTTGTAGTTATCATTATCTAAGAGTTCTTCTGGGGTTCTATATACCCTATGGGCTACCCAAGGCATCTTTTGTACATTGCAATGGTCTACTCCTTTAGGGATTATAAAGGAGAATAAGGAAATGTTATAGAATCTTGGACCATCGAATGTTACTCTATCTTGTATATATTCTTTAGGTTCTCCTGTTTCCATGTCAAATTCATATTCATCTGGTTCTAGTTCTATTTCTGTTGAATCTTCTTCCCAGTTAATCTTCATTACGGCATTACCTAGTTTTCCTAGGTTACGGAAGTATTTTCTTGCTTCTGGGTAAAGTTCACCTATTTCTGTTTGCCATTGGGTGAAGTTTGTTATTTCTTCTGATGCTTCTAAGTCTTCTTTGTTTCTTCCTACGTACTTTATGTAAGGAGCTTCTCCTAATAGAAGTTCTGATAACTGGTCTACGAATGGTTCTATTTGTTGGAAAGCTATGGGTAGTTCTAGGTTGGCTCTGCCTCTAGGAGTGTTCTTTTTAGCTGCTCCTTTAGCATAGAGGTATTCGAAGGTGTTCCACTTCTTATGGAGTGGTTTATAGAATTTTCTTGAGCTAGTTAATAGATCATCTACGTATTCTAAACACTCTTTATTCTTTATCTTTTTAGACTTTTTAGCCATAATTTATTCCTAGTTATATTGGAAATCCTGTTGTGCTGTCGTATTCTCTTTCCATGTTGGTTTGGGATTGTTTATCGTATCTAGTTACTGATCTTAGTACTAGTACTTGTTCCCAGGCTAATGCTAATGCCATTACTGTATCATCGTTGGCTACGCCTTTGGCTCCTATCTTGCCTGTCTTTTCATCTCTTACGAATGTACTTAGTTCTTTTATTGTTCTTTGGTCTTTGACTTTCAGTTCACCATCTCTTAGGGCTGCTTTTAAATTGGATATTAACTGGCCTTTATTGTTGCCTGTTCTGTATCCAATGATTTTAGTTTTCTTTTTAGTGTATTCGTTGTACTCAAACCTTTTATATAGATATGGGTATCTTAATGATGTAGAGTATGTTCCAGCTAGGTTTGTTATTACTGCACTACCTGTATTGTTACTTTCTATAATTACTCTTGCTTTGTTGTAATAGTAACCTGCTTTATATACTTCTGCTGCATAGTTATCTTCGTCTATTTGGTTGGACCAGAAGTTAGCTACTACTACTCCTGTATCACAGTCTACTACTTGGGAACATGATGCATCTTTTCCTTTGCCTTCGGCTGTATCCACCCCTATAGCATAGGTATGTAGTTCTTTAGGTTGTTCCCAGATTCTCCAGCCATGGAAATCTTCATCATCGCCTTTAAATACTCTGGATTCAAATTTTATCTTTAATTTAGGCATGGGCTGTTCTCAAGTCTCCTTTAAATGCTGGATCTGTACTGTTCATCCATAGGTTTCTTACTAGCTCTGCTGAGAATATTGATGATGCTCCTGATAAGAAGCATGTTACTGGATCTTCTGGGTATTTCTTTAAGAACTCTGCTTCTGAGTCTCCGGCTTCTGATATCTTTAATCTTCTAAATAGTATGTGATCTTCATCTAGGTCATTGATCTTCATTAAGTCATCTTCTTTATCTGTAAGTACAAATGTTTTAGGTCTTCTCATACAAGAAATATCTTCTTCTTCTGGATAGATCCACCACCAAGGAAAGAAGTGTCCTGTGAACATAGCTTTATCTGGGTTCTTTAGGAATGAGTCCCAATACTTAAAAAAGAGTCCTGATGCTCCGTCTGGAGTGGACTCTAATACGATGTGGCCTGATAGGGGGACTGATTCTATTGATTCTTGGATTCTCTTTTCTTGGACAAATGCTGCTTCTGCTATATGTAGGAAATCTAAGGTAAGTCCTTTAGTTTCAGTACATACCATTAGAAGAGAACCTGTTTCTGCTATTAGTAATTCAAAGGCATTATCAATAGAGTTATGTACTGGGTAGAACTCACCCCAATCTTTTTGGAATTGGTTGAAAGCGTTTTTAGTTATTCTGAAGTACTTTTTAACGTTGGGTAGAACTTCTGCCATGATTGCAGCGTTCATGCCTAGTCCAAATAAGCATAAATCTAATGCCATTACACAAGATAGTGTCGTAGTACCACCTTGTCTCATTTTTAGGATTGAGTCTCTATGGGTTCTATGGTCGTAATAATAGTCTTGCATTTTGTTCATTCTAAATGATACATATCTTGATCTTTGCCCAGGGATTGCCCTTTTAGGTCTTACTTTATAGAGGTTATTTATACGTTCTTTAGCACCTAATTTTATCATGCCTTTTTCAAAGAAGTCTCTTAAAACTAGAACTGGCTCCTTTTTGGAAGCCATTTCATTTAGTTCTTTTAAGAATTTCTCGAATTTAGGTGTGTAAGACAATATTATCCCCTTATATACATTATATCATACTATCGGGTATATCTTCAATACTTTCTTCATTTATTTCATATATTTGGTAAGAATGTCCATCTTCTGTTAGATAGTCCATATTTAAGACTTCTTGGGCAATGAACTCATTAGATATGTAGTTATGGTCATAACGTCTATTTATGGCGTTTATATAGTCTTGGATAGTGATAGGATTATCCTTTCCATTTAGGGACAGATAAATAGTTATTAGTTGTTCCATTTCGTTTTCTCTCTGATTCGGTTAAAAACTCTGCTAGTTTAAGTATGTATTTACGTGCTTCTGCTCTTACTCGGGGGTCCTCATCCATTAGGTCTAATTCTGCTGTTTGCATGGCTAGTTTCATTAATCCAGTATCTTTCATTGTGTCTAGCATGCCATCTTTTAATTCTTTTATTTTAGAATCTACTAAATCTTGGATTAGGGGTTTGGCCATGTTTTGAGTACCTATATTTCCAGCGTCTATTTTATTCTTAGCGTCATAAGATACCATAGCTGCTTTAGTAGCATTTCCACCATTTGCTACGTACTCATCTACGAATTTGGATTGTTTTAAGGTGGGTTTTCTTTTCTTGGTCATATCTATATTATATCACATATAAGGGGTATTATCAACATTATTATAGTGGTGCTACAGAATTGTAAAAATAGAAAATAGAAAAATAGAAAAATATTTAACGAGTATCTGTGTGTATGTGCTAGGGGAGGTAGTATACACACTGTTACACTACACAGAGTGGCCTTGTGGGTAAGGGGGGGTGGTTAGTATCTATTAGCATGTAATATACTTACTATTAGAGGTATATGCTATTAATACTATATGGTATTATTATAGTATTGTTATATGATATACTGTATTATTACCGTAGGTGTATATAGTATGTAATGTTATAATATATACATATGCATATATATA